GGGGTGGTCAGGGCCTTCATGTTCAGGGACACCTGGGCGTTGTCAATACGCGAGAAGTTGCAGGTGCCGGTGGGCTGGTGCTCCTCTGGCTGCAGGGCGAAGGAGTACACGTAGATGCCTGGGTAGGGCGTGCCCGAGTGGTACACGTATGGCTGGTACTGGTTGAAGTACTTGCCGAACTGCTCCTTGAAGCGGTCCTGGCCGTTCAGCACCAGCTTGAAGTCGCGCAGAGGGCCGACCTCGAAGGCGCCGCTGGTTGGGGCGGAGCCCTCCTCGATCCAGTAGTTCTGGCTGCCCACGGTCGCGTTGGACAGCAGACGGGGGGAGCCCACGGTGTGGGGGGCCATCTGGATACACGCCGCAGCGACCACGTTGGCCAGTGGGTTGACGGTCACCTGGCAGTTGGCCGCGGCCGTGGAGAAGTTCCACATGCTGTTCTGGGACGTGGAGGTCGTGTTCTGGTAGCACCAGATCAGCTCCTTCACTGGGTGGTTGAAGGACAGGCGCACCGTCTGGGAGGTGGCGGTGATGGAGTCACCGCCGGTGTGCTGCACCTGCTCGATCAGGTACTCGTGACCCTTCTGGGCGAAGCGGCGACGCTCCTCGGTGTCCAGGTACACGTAGTTGGCCCACACCTCGAACACCTGGGAAGAGGCGCCGAAGTAGTTGGTGAAGCCCGACGTCAGGTCGAAGTCCAGGCGGACCTCGTGGTACTGCAGGGCAATCAGGGGCAGGTACAGGCCTGGGTTGCGGTTGAAGAAGAACAGCAGGGGCAGGTACACGTAGTTCTTGTTGGTGGAGTCGTTGGCGACTGGGGACGAGGTCAGCTTGCCGTAGTTGATCTTGTCGGCCTCGTTCAGGAACACCTCGGAGTACAGACGGAACCACGCCTGGTAGTGCTTGTCGATGCGCTGGCCACCGATCGTCAGCTCGACGGCGGCGATGGCACGCTCAGCCACCCAGGACGAGTCGTAGCGGGTGTCGTTGGAGGTCAGGTTGGCCACCAACGTGGCGGTGGGCTGCAGAGCAACGTACATGTTGCCGACCAGATCGCCGTTGCGGGCAATGGTCACGGACACACGGCCGCTGTTGGAGGGCGTGCCGTTCACGGTCTGCTGGATGTTCTCCATCGCAAAGTTCGTGTGGCGCTTGTACACCGCCTGGAAGAAGGTCACCTTGGGCTGACCGGTCAGATAAACGTCCTGAGCGCCATAAGCAACCAGCTGCATCAATCCGCCCGCCATTTGTAATAGTACCCAAGAAAAAAATTTAGACGGATTTCCATTTAAACCCGCCTGCTGATCGAGACGTACCCTTGCAACATTTGCTTATACGACCATTTCCGGCTCCAGACTTTTTGGATGCTTCCCGTATAGTATCGTACTCGGCTATAAGGGTCTTCAAGTCGAACGACCATTGCTGGATCTTCGTAAATTTTAAAGGCGAGTTTGTCTGGACATCTTCCCGATTCCCAAACTTCCAATTAAACCCCCCGGCCGTCTTGCGCGTCCCCTTGCATACTTTACCTATGTGTTCACTACACGCCCCAGACTCCCTTGCCGCTTCCTCAACCGACACGAACGTCCTGAGGAGTTGGGTCCCGTCCTTGGACCACTGCTGAACCTCCTTGCGGTTCGCCTCCTTCAAGAGTTCCTTGGCCTCGTCATCGTGATGCTTTCCAAACATGGCATGGAGTTCGCCTGAGCGGACGGAGCTCATGAGGGCTTTGGTGTCCTCGTGGAGCACCTTGTTCTTGTTCCCACCCGTCTCGTTGTTGTACCCGCCTGGAGCCAGGGTCCCACGCTGAGCAATCTCCTGGATCTCGAGTTCATCCAGGCGCTCTTGCCAGTCGCCTTCCCTGGGAAAACTGTGAAGAATTTCAATTGTAAATTGGTCCCATCCATGTAGACGAATGGCGTTGTACAGGTGGCGCTTTCGGCCGTTGTTCACGTCAGAGATGTGACCGTTCAGGCGAATTTGAAAGTCATCCTGAACCGTCTGACCTATATATTCCTTGTATGGAGGAGCTCCGCTCCGACCGAAATTCTCTGGAATTTCTCGCTCGAGCTTACACTTTATGGAATACACAAAGGGCATGCACTACTGAAACTAGTGTAGATTTCTTTAGCCGAGGCGCGCGCCCAGAAGACGCGCCGATTTTCTGGCGCCCTATTAAATGTCTCGTGTACCTCGCCCCCCACCACCCAGCCCCCCGCATGATGAGGACGAGGAGGAGGACCTCGACGAGATGGAGGAGATGGACGAGATGGACTTTGGCGACCCCATGGAGGCCCTGGGCGCTTTCCTTTCGACCGAGGACGGTGAGACCGTCGCCACCGCCCTGGTCGGCCTGAAGGATGCGACCGAGAAGATCGCCCTGAACCTCGAGATGCAGAACAAAATTCTGGTCAAAATTCTGAGTGCCGTCTCCAAGGCTTCCTCTTGCTCGTGCATTTCGGAGCCCAAGTACACTGCCGCACCCGCTTAAAAAAGTCTGGCCCATTCTTAGTAATGTCAAGCGCCAAGAAAGTCCACACAATCCAGAAGGAGATTACTCCCGAACACGATGAAGAAATTCGGATGGCCCACCAGAGCACCGAAGTCAATTCATGGACGATCGAGGAACTTGAGTCAAAAATAACTCAAGCAGAGACCGATGCTGGTTTTCACATTCGAGCAAATACACTCGCGGCTGATAAGTCGTGGGCGTACGTATTGTTTCTGAATGACCAGGAGCGTGATGCGGATGGCTATCCGCTCAAATATATCGTAGAACACGTGAAGACGCGCAAGGAGCGCTTCATCAACAGTTGCCGAACCCTGCTGACGCGCGTGGATAACCTGAATGCGAACAAGCGCTCGAGCAAGGATGTGAATGACGACGAGTTTACACTTGAATTTCGGATTCGGCGTCTGATTGTAGATCGTCAAGAGATGTTCGATCAGTTCCGAATCTGGGATCGTCGGTTCACCCGTATCAACAACCCAACTCTCGCCATCGACAATAACGACTCCTCCCTGAAGGAGGACGAGTCCAACACGCCTTACCAGAAGCTGCTACTGTTTCTGCTTCATCAGGCGCACGACGAGGGGTACAGGCGGTATCGTGATCAGTGTTGTATCGAGATTCGCAACACCCGCGCCTGGAAGCAGGTCAAGGAGATTAAGGATTTCGTGTATGACACGACCCAGAAGGAGGACAACCCTGAGATGTGGAAGAACCTGACGAGCCGCGGCGGGCTGGTGAGCGACGTCGTGCGTCACCTGTCGCACTGTAAGGATTTCCAGTTTCCAGAGATCAAGAAGGATCGGCACACGTGGTCGTTCCAGAACGGCCTACTGGTCGGCAAGGACTGGGATGCCGATGCGCAAAAGTATCAGATCAAATTTTACCCCTACAAGTCGAAGGATTTTCGCGAGTTGGACCCAACCCTTGTGAGCTGCAAGTACTTTGACTTGCCTTTCGATTCGTATGATGAGCTCGAAGACTGGTACGACATTCCCACGCCTCATATGCAACGCGTCCTGGATTACCAGCGCTTCGATGCGGATGTCTGTAAGTGGATGTACGTCTTCTGCGGACGTCTGTGCTTCGAGGTGAATGAGCTGGACGGTTGGCAGGTGATTCCGTTCCTGAAGGGTATTGCGCGGTCGGGCAAGTCGACTCTCATCACCAAGGTTTGCAAGCTGTTCTACGAGTGCGAGGACGTGGCGACCCTTTCGAACAATATCGAGAAGAAGTTTGGTCTGCAGAGCATCTACCGTGGGTTCATGTTCATCAGTCCAGAGATCAAGGGCGATCTTCAGCTCGAACAGGCTGAGTTCCAATCGCTCGTGTCGGGTGAGGATGTGTCAGTGGCGCGCAAGAATGAGACGGCGCTGAGCATGCAATGGAAGACGCCGGGAATTTTGGGAGGAAATGAGGTGCCCAATTGGAAGGACAATTCAGGGTCTATTCTGCGTCGTTTGGCCACGTGGAACTTTGGGCGCCAGGTGGCTGATGCGGATCCCCACCTCGATCAGAAGCTCGAGCAGGAGATTCCCGCGATTCTGTGCAAGTGTCTACGGGCCTACCTCGACTATGCGCACAAGTACTCTGACAAGGACATCTGGAACGTGCTTCCCAAGTACTTCAAGACGGTACAGAGCCAGATTGCACAGGTCACGAACGCGCTCCAGCACTTTCTGTGTTCGGAAAAGTTCAAGTTCGGGCCCGATCTGTTCATACCTCAGACGCTCTTCATCGCCCGGTTCAACGAGCACTGCAAGCAGAACAACTTGGGAACGCATCGCTTCAATCAAGACTTTTACGCGGGTCCCTTCAGCGCCAAGGAACTCGAGGTGCGCGTCGATTCGAAGATTTACAACACAAGCGCCTACTCGACACAACCTTTCATCTTCGGTCTCGACTTTGTGGCACAAGAATAAAATGTAAGAAAATAGTAATGGAGGAGCAGACTCGAGCTCGGATCGCCAAGTTTCAGAAACTATGGCGATCCAAGCGCGTTTTCACCAACAACCAGGGGGCATGGAAGGTGTCCCCTTCTGCACTCACTGCCAAAATTGTCACTTTCAAACTGCCGACGAATTTTCGTTCTGTATTAGAAACTGCACCCAAGGGTTTCTCAGAGATCACGGGCTACAACTCGAGCTTTAAAAAGCCCGTGGTGCGTTGGGTCTCAGGCCAGGGGTGGATCGGTGACAAGGACGACGTGAAGAAGATCATCGCCAAACGCGGTCAGCAGACCATTGTCATGACCGACAAGTACTTTGACGTCATGGGTCTCGGCAACTACGAGGAAGCTCTTTTGGCCATAGTCAAGAATGGATGGGCCCCTCGTATCCTTCTCAAGGCGCCACCGACGTACAAAAAGATTGATGGCATTTTCTACATAAATAGATCCATCGCCCTCGAGGACCTGCGCGACGAGCTCAAGAAGCTCCCTGCGTCCATGGTCGACAGCATCAGCATATATGACGAGAAAGTCGGCGGCGTCCCGGCTATAGTCCTCAAGCTCAAGAGCCCCAAGTGGACCTATCAGTTCTTTAAGAACGGCACAGTACTTTTCACAGGTATCAAGGACCCTTCGGAACGCGAGGCGCCCAAGAAGCTTTTCAAGGAGCTTTTCGCAAAATACGAGATGGTTCCGTTCCTTGCTTTCAACCTCGCAAATTCCCCTGCGATAAAGAAACCTGCAAAGGGAGG